CGCCCTTGGAATGGGAGTGGACGAAGCAGAAACGATGGTAGACCAGATGGCTAAGACGGCATCCACCACGAATACATCGGTTGCACAGCTTGGCGAAGGAATCCTTACCATTGGTGCAACAGCCAAATCCATCAAGGGTGGTACGGCAGAGCTGAATACCGCACTTGGTATTCTTGCAAATAACGGTATCAAGGGAGCAGAAGGCGGTACACATCTCCGTAATATTATCCTGTCCTTACAGAATCCTACGGATAAAGCAGCCGCCCAGATGGAAGCACTCGGTCTTTCCGTATATGATTCCGAAGGAAACATGCGGTCAATGAATGACATCCTTGGTGATCTCAATAAGAGCATGGATGGAATGACATCCGCTGAGAAGTCCAATATCATCAGCACCATTTTCAATAAGACGGACCTTTCTTCCGTAAATGCATTGCTTGCAAATACAGGAGAAACATGGGACAGCTTACAGAAGTCCATCACGGACAGCGCTGGTGCTGCACAGCAGATGGCAGATACACAGCTTGATAATCTGCAGGGACAGATCACCATCCTCAAATCCGCCTTGGAAGGATTGGCGATATCTTTTGGGGAACTTCTGATGCCGGCCATTAAGCAGATTGTTGGATGGGTGCAGACATTTGTAGACTGGTTGAACGGACTGGATGATGGAACAAAGAAAACGATTGTTACGATTGGGCTTTTGGCAGCAGCCCTTGGCCCCGTTTTAATTGTTATTGGTAAGGTGATATCGGCAGTCGGTACGATTATGACAGTCGTTCCAAAGATTGCTGGGGTGATCAATACAGTAAAGGGTGCATTTGCAGCACTTAATACCACAATGCTTGCAAATCCGATCACACTTATTATTGCGGCCATTGCAGCTCTTGTGGCTGCTTTTATTTATCTGTGGAATAACTGTGATGGATTCCGTCAGTTTTGGATTGAACTCTGGGAAAACGTAAAGCAGGTAGCTGTTACGGCATGGACTGCCATTAAGGACTTCTTTTCACAGGTGTGGGAAGCAATTAAGATGATTTTTTCTACCGTATTTGAAGTAATCAAGACGCTTGTAACAACTTACTTCAATCTGTATAAGACGATCATTGAAACTATTTTTAATGTGATTCAGACAGTGATCACAACGGTATGGGAAGCCATCAAAGGTGTCTTTACCACAGTCTTTGAAGTGATAAAAACACTTGTGACCACCTATTTTAATATCTATCAGACAATCATTCAGACCGTACTGACGATTATACAGACGGTTGTCACGACTGTATGGAATACGATAAAGACGGTTATTACTACCGTGATGACAGCAATCCAGACTATTTTTTCCACAGTATGGAATGCGATCAAGACCATTATCAGTAATGTTGTGAGCGGAATCAAGGCACTGATCACAGGTAACTTTGAAGGTGTTAAAAATGCCATTGCTACCATCATGAATACGATTAAAAGTACGATATCCACTATCTGGAATATTATAAAGTCCACGGTATCTACCGTACTTGGCGCGATCAGGGGTGCTGTTACTTCCGCATTTAACGGAATTGTAAATGCTGTGAAAGGTGCAATGGGAAATGTCCTGAACACTGTGATAAGTGGTTTTTCTAACGTGAGAAATCATATTACGGGACTAGCTTCCCAGGCTTATACCTGGGGAAGGGATTTGGTCATGGGAATTGTAAATGGAATCAGAAGCTGCGTCGGAGCAGTAGCGGATGCAGCAAGTTCAGTTGCAAGCAAGATCAGATCGTTTCTACATTTCTCTGTACCTGATGAAGGACCACTTACGGATTATGAATCCTGGATGCCGGACTTCATGGGAGGTCTCGCAAAAGGAATCGAGAAGAGCCGCAGTATGATACAGAATGCAGTAAAGGATGTTGCTTCTGACATGATCCTGAATCCCGATGTCAGTGTCGGTGCAGATCTATCTACAATGGGAAACAGCAATGAAAGCCCATCACAGAATGGTCCTGTCCAGAACATTTCGGGACCATTGATCCAGATACAGGAAATGTCGGTAAGAAATGATAACGATATTAGAAAAATATCACAGGAATTGAATTCAATGATGTGCGCCGGAAGAAGGGCACGTGGACTTGTTTAAGGAGGAAGCAATGGGATTTATTTTTGATGGGGTATCCTCATCTGAAATGGGCATTCCGTCAAGGATGTCCGTGCAGAACAGGATACCGGATATACGGAATAATACAGATAAACTTGCAGGAAGACATGGGATTATGGATTTTGGCGAGACGATCTCTGAGCGGAAAATAGAGATCACTTGTCTGATTCCTCCGGGACTCAATGACCATCAGCTGCTTGATAAGAAGGACAGCATTGTCGGATGGCTGAATCCTGATAAGGGATTGTGCAGACTGGAACTTGGGCAGGAGCCGGACAGATATTATAATGCAAGGCTTTTGGACGGGGTGTCCTTCACAAACCTTGTGCGGAATGCAGATACATTTGATCTTTCTTTTTTCTGCCCGGATCCTTTCGCTTATGCCATTCAGGACGAGGAATTTATCTTAAAGGCAAGCGGGGATATTAAAAGAACGCTTGGTAACGTGGAATCTCATCCGGTGTATGAGATCAGGGGGAATATGGCCGACAGTTCACAGGAAGTAAAGTTTCTGGTCAATGGAGAAAGTGTGACACTGTGCGGCCCTCTTTCTGAAAGTGATGTCCTTGTAATCGATACGGATGATATGACAGTAAAGATTGGGACTGAAAATGCATTGGGACAGATGAAAGAACTGAACTTTCCATATTTAAAAGCAGGGATAAATACTATCACGTTTTCAGAAAGCACGGGAACGCTGGCATCCGTATGTGTTAAAGCGAAGAGCCGGTGGCTGTAGGAGGTATGGAATGAATACGGACAAGATACCAGTTTTATATGAAAAAGATAGACCCAAGGCAGTTTTTACGAAGGCATTTAATATAATCACTGTTGCGGAGGTTAATGCTGAAAGCTATCTGGAATTTGATCTTTATTTTACGGATAGGAAAAGAGAATATATAAAAAATCAAGCTGAGATCCGTATTGACAACAAGGCATATAAGATTAAAACCGTGACGGATAACAAGGAACACGGTTCTGCAAAAACAACGCATGTATATGCAGAAGAACTGTATTATGACCTGGCAAGGGCGGCAAGACTTGAAAGCACGGTGTTTGATACGGCGAAAGCAGTTACTCCTATGAAGTTTGCTTTACAGAACATGGTATGGGATATTGGGACAATAGAAATTAATTCTGCAAAATCGTTTGAAAGTACAGAGGAAAATCCGCTCGCATTGTTGCAGCTTATCGCAGATATTTATCATGGGGAACTGGTCTTTGATTCCATCAGGAAAACCGTCAGTCTTTTGAAAAAGACAGGAAGGGACAGGGGCATCCTGTTTCATTTCAGAAAAAATATGAAATCGATACAAAGGGTGGTCAGTACTTCTTCACTTATCACAAAATTGTACGCAGCCGGGAAGGGTGGGATGACATTTGCATCCATCAATGATGGGAAATCCTACGTTGAAGACTATTCTTATACGGATGAGATCCTTGTTGGTTCTCTCGACTGCAGTAACTTTACAGATGCGTCTGATATGCTTTCCTATGCAAAGATGAGAGTCGCTGATTATTGTAAGCCGAATTATTCTTATAAGCTGTCAGTGCTTTATCTCAGCGGCCTTACAGGATATGAGCATGAGACCTATGGACTTGGCGATACCGTGCGGGTTATGGATGAAGAACTTGAACTAGATATTACGACAAGGATCGTAAGAATGGAAAAGAACATCCAGGAGCCGTGGAATACGGTGGTGGAACTTTCAACAACGATCGGTACATTGTCGCTCGAAAATGACGCATCCGTTCAGGAAGCGATCGACAGTGTGATCAAATCATTTATTGCGCCCAGGCTGATACAGGCAACAATTAATACGCAAAAAGGAGAGGTCAATGCAATGTATGAACTTGGTGTACCCGTAAAATATATTTACAGGGAAACAGAGGACGGCATTGTATTTACTCATCCAGACGGGCAGATATGCGAGATAAAAGTAATTTAGGAGGGAACGCTGTGGCACTGAACAGATCAGAAAAAATAAACCTTGTGCAGATGGCTATGAAACGTGTAAATGTTGTGCCATACGGGGAAAACCAGATCGCATTTGGAACAAACAATGAAAAGATTATTCTTGGGGAATCAGCAGTTACCATCTGCGAGAGCTATATCAACATTCCAGACGAAAAGCACACCTGTCATGTGGGCTTTTCTGTTCTTATGTCCAATGCCGTAAAATCTGATTTCTATATTGAAGTCGATGGGAATGAGCGGTCAAAAATATATAAAAATTCAAATAAGACCATGCAGTTCTTCGATCTGTTCCTTCTTGGCAAAGGGCTGCATTGCATTGCAGTAAAAGCAACAGCGGAAAGCTCTGTGGAGATATCTCCGAGGGAAGCACAGCTTGGGGTGTATCTTTAGCTTACCGAGACTGACATATGAAACTGCAGGACTGAAAAAGACAGGCAGGGGATTTAAACTTGATACAAAGTACAGGCAGCCGGAACCCTTTATCATCTATTACGGAACATATGAGTATTCAGGACTTACGGATTATTCCGTGTATGGGATGATGGTGGCATCTGACCAGACAGTTGAAGAGATCCTGAAGGCAAGGGCATGTGGTACTAAGATTTTCCAGTATCTGCCTTTTGGCAGCCGTTTACAGATAGCTTTCTTGCTGATATGAAATCGACAATCCATTCCCTGGCATCGAACCATATCGCAGATGGAATATTCCTTGATGAATGTGAAGTTGGATACTGGGGAGATTATTATGGTAATGATGAGATGGCACAGATCTTTGAAAAAGGCCTGAAGGAAATATGTAATTACTGCAGGACAACAGGGCTGGAAACAATCGTAAACGGTGTGGCAGGATACGCAGATTATGGAACATATTTTTTGTGGGAGTCTTTTTCCGGATCATGGAATACCAATAAGATCAACTGGAATGGTACAGGGAGAGGACAGAGGGTGGTCAATGCCGACAGTACGATAGAATACAATTATAATTTTTCTGACTGGACGATGACGGGAAGTCTCCATATTGAGAATGGAATGGTCGTTGATGGAACAAAAGGCACAATGATATTAGACATCAATATGAATGACCTGATCAGGGAATCCGATAGAAGCGAGACCTATCCCTGGGTATATTTTGAGTGGTTCGGTTCCGGAGCAGATGATAATTCCTTGGAAATATATGCATATATCGGAAATACATGGCCGTTTGATAAAAACACATGGACGGAATTGCCGAAACTATGGAAAGGAGAACCCGCATCATGGAATGGAATTAATAAGGAAACCAGATATCTGAGACTGGAACTGCGATTTGACGGAGCGGCAGACCTTAAGATGGAACGCAGCTTTATTGCTTATGATTATGTGTACACATACTATGATATGACACAGCCCAATGGAATTGCAGATTCGAATCACAGATACTGGAATTACAACATCAGCCAGGCAGAATATTTGTGGGGAAAGGATGTAAAAGTCCTGTGCCACTGTTATGGTACACCAAAGGATGCAGAGAGGATGAAATACACCTTTGCGGTATACAAAACATTTGGATATGAAGCATGGGATTATACGCATCCGCTGCATCAGACGATACGTTATACAGATATATTGGATGATCCGTTTGGAGCATTTTTATCGAGGACAGAGCACGGAAATGGAAAATACGAAGGGATTTTTACAGGATGTACGACAGATATTGACGTAAAAAGACATCGATTTCAGATCACCCGGGATGAGCCGGAATACTGGTTTAAGCGAGGAATCAATGGTTTTGAAGAAGCGTATAAGGTCTATGAGAATCCAATGTCATTTACACATCATCTTTTTATGATGCAGATGGAAATCCCGGTAGGCCAGAAGATTCCCGGAATCCATGACGGATACTATGTGGTGAATGTGATTGATCCAGTATATCAGTATGATGAAAACGGGAATCTGATAAAAGATGATTATGTGTATACCGTGCAGTATTATCCTGTGTTAAGTGACGATCTGGATATTCGAAGAACATGGGTATTTGATGATATCTTTTATTTTTATTTCGGTATGAAGTTTAAAGGAGCAGTCGATTTCCTGGCAGATAAGCCAAACCGATATTATGTTTATATCGGAAGCAATGAACTGGATTATGGATTTCGAGGGGAATGGTATGATGCCCCGTTTAAGGCGCAGTTCATGATTTACAACCAGTCATTGTTCAAATGGGATAAGGATGCAGAAAATGAGCGAGATTATACAAATTTCCATTATATTGGGAATGCCTTTTTGAATTATGAGCTTACCGAGGGCAATACCATGCTGACCTATACATTGAAAAAATCCGTAATGGGAGATGCAAGCACAAAACACATGTCTTTTTATTTTGTAGTTGAGGATACTGCCCACAATTATGTGGCACTGATTCCGGGGAAAGGCGTGGATACAAGCAAAGATCCGGTGGCATTTCCAAATAAAATTCAGTATATGCAGAGAAGATATAATCTGTACTGTCCGCATGGATATTACCGCTCGGAAGAGATAAAGCTGCCGCAGCCTGTGAACGGGGCAGCGGTGCAGTGTATTGCAACAGCTGGAGGGGAAACAACTGTCAAGATGTATGTAAGGGTAAAAAGAAAAGGGGCGGATTTCTTTGATGGATACGAAAAAGCAGATGGTCTGTTCTATGCTACGGATAAGATAGTGACTCATATCCAATATGCGGTTTCTTTAAATACGACAGATGGAACGTATTCTCCGTCTTTTACGGATGTTCGTATCATACCGGGAAATGAACTCGAGCCGGAACCGTACCAGGAGAAAACAGCGGATATTTTTGTGGCGGTTGCAATTTCGGAAAAGATTGGATATGGCTGTACGGATGAAAAGAAAGAATACACGCACGAAGCTGTTTATTACGGAGTTTCGGCAGAAACACAGGTTATAAAATACAGACATTAGGAGGGACTTATATGGGTGTTTGGAAAAGTGATCATACGGTGATTACGGCAAAAGGAATGCAGCTGCTGTCGGATCTTGCAGGAAAGAAACCTCTGGTTATCAGCAGGGCAGTGGCTGGAAGTGATTATACAACTCCGTCAGAGCTTGAGAATCTGACGGATATCACGCATCAACAGTTAAATATGAAATTTTCTGATTTTGCCGAAGATGAAAAAGGAACTGCATATTTGGATATCTATCTTGATAATGCAGAAATTACAACAGAATTTTACCATCAGCAGATAGGATTATATGCGAAGGACACTTCAAATGAAGACGTCCTTTTTTTAGTGTCACAGGCAGATGCCCCAGATTATATCCCAGTTTCGGATACACCAGTATATATTACCCACAGGATATTCCTTAAATTTTCCGGGAATTCCAAGGTGGATGTAAAAGTGGATTTTTCTGGTGTTGTGACACAGGATGTTTTACAGGCTGCATTGGAGAAAAAAGAGAATACATTCAGCAAGAATAGTGCTTTTAATAAGAATTTTTCAGATACAGATAAGGACTACATGCCATGCGGGAAGGAGGCTTATGCCGGAGGATCCGTTTCTGTTGCGAGAGCGGATCATGTACATCCGATCGGGGCGAAACTGAAATTTGCTGAAAACAACTGGAATGCAGGCGGACTTACAAACCTTCTTCCGGATACAAATACATGGGTTATGAGTAACGGAAAACCACCTGATGTATGGGGCAGTTATAGTTTTGAAGCAACATTTACAGGTGCATGGGAGGCCTTCTCCTGTTTTTTTGATTCCGATCTGCTTGAAAAGGTAAAAGGAAAAATCGTGGAATTTGGAGTGGGAAAACTGGTAGGTGCTTCCGCAAGACTTGAAATGGTCGTGGATGGGAGCGCATTAAATTATATTCTTCAGACAGACACGGCTGCAAAAGTGCAGGTATCCATCCCGGCATCGGCTTCTTCCGTAACACTCAGGATCATTATTTTTTCCGCAGATGATCTGCATTGTGAGTTCAATGGGGTGTACATGAATGATACTCAGGAAGAAGTGAATAAATCGGATGAAGGGGATACACTTTATCTCGAAGTTAGAAAAGTGGTACAGGCAAAGATGCCGAAGAAAGGTACCAGCGGAACAGTGTATATCACTGAAAAAGGAAATCTTTATTTTGCCAGGGATGATGGGACTCTGATTCCCCTTGCAGGAAGTAAAGCAATTTCATAATAATCTGGAAACAGGCAGTTATCCATTACGGGTAGCTGCTTTTTTCATAAAAAAATAAGGAGGACAAGACAATGAAGGAATTTTGGAATGCAGTACAGTTCGTGTTTACGGCTGTCGGCGGATGGCTTGGTTACTTTTTAGGAGGATGCGATGGATTGCTGTATGCACTGATCGCCTTTGTAGCCATTGATTATGTCACGGGGGTAATGTGTGCAGTTAGCGACAGGACTCTGTCAAGCGAGGTCGGCTTTCGAGGCATCTGCCGGAAAGTATTGATTTTCCTGTTGGTAGGAATCGCAAATATTTTGGACCTTCATGTGATCGGGACAGGAAGTGTATTGAGAACAGCCGTGATTTTCTTTTACATTTCAAACGAAGGTGTGAGCCTTCTGGAAAATGCCGCCCATCTGGGGCTTCCAGTGCCACAGAAGATCAAAGCAGTATTGGAACAGTTACATGACCGTTCAGAAAGTGAGGAGTGACATGACGAAAAATGAATTTATTTCAAAAGTTGCAGGGAATGTACAGAAGTATGCATCAGCATACGGCATTCTGGTTCATTCACCTGTAATCGCACAGGCAATCCTGGAATCAGGCTGGGGTGGGAGTAAGCTCTCATCCCAGTACCACAATTATTTCGGATTGAAGTGTGGCAGCAGATGGACAGGAAAGTCCGTAAACATGAAAACGCGGGAGGAGTATACACCAGGAGCACTCACAACGATTAGTGACAATTTCCGTGTATACGATTCGATGGAGGATGGCATCAGGGGATATTTTGAGTTTATCCAGCTTGCCCGTTACCAGAACCTGAAAGGAATCACAGATCCAGAGAAATATCTGGAAACCATCCGTGCCGACGGTTATGCAACATCTTATTCCTACGTGGAAAACTGCATGAAACTTATCCGACAGTACGGACTGACAAAATATGATAAAGGAGAGAAGAATATTATGGGAAGAACAGCAGAAAGCGTATTAAACGTGATGAGGGGATGGCTTGGATTTAATGAATCCAACGGAAAATTCAAAGAAATCATTGACCTGTATAACAGCGTAAAACCATTGCCGAGGGGATATGCCGTGAAATATACGGATGAGTGGTGTGATACCTGTGTATCCGCCGCGGCAGTTAAGGCAGGATGTGCAGATCTTATCGGCCGTGAGTGCGGGGTAGAAAAACACATTGATATTTTCAAGCAGAAAGGGATCTGGATTGAGGATGGTGCGATTACACCAGAGCCAGGTTATGTGATCACATACAATTGGGACAAATCCACACAGCCGAATGACGGGTATGCAGATCATATTGGATATGTGGAGTCCGTATCCGGTGGTAATATCACAGTCATTGAGGGCAATAAGGGAGAAGCAGTAGCAAGGCGCGTGATCCCTGTCGGATGGGGTTATATCCGGGGATATGCTGCTCCGAAGTACGATGCAGCAACGGCAACGCCCGTTCCGGCTACAGGAAAGAAGAGTGTGGAAGAAGTGGCAAAAGAAGTCCTTGCAGGAAAATGGGGTAACGGAGATGATCGTAAAAACCGTCTGAAAGCAGCTGGGTATGATTATGCTGCCGTACAGGAGAAAGTTAACCAGCTTGTAAAGAGTGGTTCATCCAACAGAAAATCCGTTGATACAGTTGCACGTGAAGTCATTCAGGGCAAGTGGGGGAATGGTGCTGACAGAAAGAAAAGAATTGCTTCTGCCGGATATGATTATGCTGCCGTGCAGAAAAGGGTCAATGAGCTTTTAAGATAAGGATACGGCTGATGGTCTGTTAGGGCTGTCAGCCGCATTTTTTTTCTGCTTATGCCAAGAAAAGAAAGGTGAAAGGTATCACAGATTGTACTTGCTATTATTGGCTTTCTGAGTGATATATAGACTACCCAAAGAAAGGAGAAACAGCTCATGGAAATTCAAATAAGGGAAGAAAATGGCAGACAGAAGAAAAAATTAAAAGTCTGTGCCTACTGTCGTGTTTCAACAGATGCGGATGAGCAGGAAAATTCACTGGAAAACCAGATTCGGCATTATAAGGAAGTTATTACCAGTAATCCTGATTATGAGTATGCTGGGGTTTACAGTGACTTTGCCATATCGGGATTCAAGGAAAAACGTCCCGGTCTGCAGAAGATGTTAGATGATGCCTGTAAGGGGAAAATAGATCTTATATTAACAAAATCAGTATCACGTTTCGCAAGAAACACCGCAATCGTTTTGGAAGCTACACGAAAGCTGAAAGAACTGAATGTAGGTGTTTTTTTTGAACTTCAGAATATCAATACCCTGTCAGGAGAGGGAGAACTTATGCTTACCATTCTTGCTGCATTTGCACAGGCAGAAAGTGAGAGTGGAAGCATTGGGGCAAAGATGGTGTACCAGAGAAAATACGAGGCGGGAATACCCGTGCAGTACCTTGAACGGTCTTTCGGATTTAAGAAGGATGAGAGGGGTGTCTATATTGCGGATGAAGAGGAAGCAGTATGGGTAAGAAAAATTTATGATATGGCAGCACAGGGATATACTCTGGCTGCTATTAAGCGTTACCTGAATGAAAATAATGTAAAAACGGTGGGTGGTGCAAAATGGCTTGACAGTACGGTGCTTCGTATTTTGGAAAATGAAATCTACAAAGGCGATTATATTATGCATAAGTATTTTGTAAATGAAGAAAGAAAACTGGTCAGAAACAGGGGAGAAGTAAATGCTTGGTACATCGAGGATGACCATGAAGCCATTGTGTCCCCGGAACTCTGGCAGAAGGCACAGGATGCGTTGGAAGCAAAACGGGATTATCTTGCAGAAGGCTCGGTAATTAAAGAATTTACGGAAGAAAATTATCCATACATGAACAAAATTTATTGTGCCAAATGCGGATATCCGCTTTATAAACGGATCTACAGTAAGGGCAACAGGCTCAACTGGGGATGCAGCGGGATGAAACGGTATGGGAAGTCCTTCTGCGATGGGATCAACATCCCTGATGGTGTGCTTCGGAGTGCATGGCATTTTGAAGAAAACACCTACATTGACGAAAAGGCGTCAGATAAAGGCGTGAAGGAATTTTCCTACTTAAAGGAACGTTCATGGAAAAGAAGGCATAAAAAGAAACAGCCGCCGTCATTTCCAGAAAATACCGAAGCAGAGTATCCGTACAGGGATAAGATTTTTTGTGCATTGTGTGGAAGCAGACTTGTAAGGTATGTAGAGACTAAAAACCATAAAGTTACATGGATATGCAACGGAAGAAAGCGGAAAGGGAAAGACTTCTGCGATGGGACAAGGATTCCAGACCACATCCTGAAGGGATGGGGAGAAATCAAAAAAGATATTTATATTCAGAGAAAGGATGATAAGAATGGCAAGAAGCATTACAGTTATACCAGCAAGAAACCGTCAGGCATCGGGGCATAGGGCAGCATCGCAAAAGAAGATAAGGGTTGCAGCCTACTGCCGTGTATCAACGGATCAGGAAGACCAGCTCCACAGTTTTGAAGCTCAGGTCGATTATTATACGAAGTATATCAATGATCATGAAAATTATGAAATGGCCGGCATTTATGCGGATGAGGGTATTTCGGGAACCAATACGAAGAAGAGGGAGCAGTTCAAACGCATGATTGCGGACTGCGAGAAAGGAAAGATCGACCTTGTCATAACAAAATCCATCAGCCGTTTTGCCAGAAATACGCAGGACTGCCTGATGTATTCCAGAAAGCTGAAGAACCTCAGAATCGGCATTATTTTCGAGAAGGAAAACATCAATACACTGGATTCCACGGGCGAGCTTTTGTTTACCATCTTAAGCTCCCTTGCACAGGATGAATCGAGAAATATTTCAGAGAACTGCAAATGGGGCATCCGCACGAAATTCAAGAACGGTGAGATGCACCTCAATACATTCAAATTCTTGGGGTATGACAAGGATGAGAATGGAAAGCTCATCATCAACAGGGAACAGGCAAAAACGGTAAGACGCATCTACAGGGATTTCCTCTGGGGGCTGAATCCTGCACAGATTGCGAAAGAACTGGAAGAGGAACAGGTGTCGGGATGCCTCGGACAGACCAAGTGGTATGCAAGCACGGTTGTCGGAATCCTGAAACAGGAAAAGCACATGGGCGATGCGTTACTGCAGAAAACCTATACGGCTGATTTCCTCACCAAGCGTCAGGTAAGGAATAACGGGGAAGTGGCACAGGTCTATGTAAAGGACAGCCATAAGGGAATCATTGATAAGGAAACATGGAATGCGGTTCAGGAAGAATTTGACCGCAGGGAGAAATTCATGCAGAGGCATGGGACGGACCGCTACAGTTACGGTTCGGAATGCTATCCATTCTGTGAGAAGATCTTCTGCGGGGAGTGCGGAAGCCTCTTTACAAGACATTCTTGGAAATCAAGGGGAATCGTACAGTGGCAGTGCAAGAACCACCGCAAGGATGGGAAAGTTGCATGCACCAACGCTTATGTAGACAATGCTGATTTGGAAAAGGGATTTGTAAAGGCATTCAACCGACTGGCCGGTGAACGGGAAAAGCATATGGAAAGATGGAATGCAATGAAAGCAGACGGGACTCCGATTGAGAAGATAAGGGCGGTGCAGATGATGGAAGCAACAGAAAACGGACAGCTCCAGAAGTATGTTCCCGAAGCCGCACAGCTTGTCTTGGAAGAAATAACAATATTCGGGGCAAAGAAGTATGAGTTTGCATTTCTGGAAGGCAGCAGGGTAAAGGTTTCCGTATGATCATTCGGAAACCTCATCATCATTCAGACCGAATAAGTCAAGCTGGCTGCTCTGGGGCATCTCATCATCATTTTCTTCTTCTGACTCCGGCTCATCCGTTTTCTTTTGTGGCAGCTTATGTGTGTAGAGCTTATCCCACGGAAGCGGATTACGGCATTTTTTGTTATAGCCGATAAGGAGTGCCTCTGCAAATCCAAGAGAGCCGGAACGCCTGTCCTTGGCAGTACGGGACAGTTCCTTAATGGATATTCTTCCAAGTTTTTCCTTAAACACATCATCCTTGACGGCATCCCCGTAGGCATTCAGGAAGCGTGCCAGTCCGTTCATCATATTTGCACTGAAGGACTGGGCAGCTCCTTCCCATGTTGCAACGATCAGACGGATCACATGATCGAGCATGTGGTAGCCGTATTTGTCATGGATGGTCTCAAGTGTGGCAACGGCACAGATACCGCCCGGAACAGAAGATGGGGTGATGGAAAGATCGTAGGATTCCACCAGATCACGGATGATAAGCTGCTTATCATTACCGGCCTCGATGTTTGCCATGAATATTTCATAGGGCAGCAGGGGCTTTACATATTTCATCTGGTTTGCAAAAATGTCGGCTTCATGCTCATACACGAGATCATCATAGACCATACACCATACGGGAGTCTCTCTTGAGCCGGAGACGAGTGCCACGATTTCAATGGTATGCTGTCCGTTGAATACATAGTTGATACCGTTACGGCGGCTGACCTTTACGGGATTTATCTGGTACAGGTCAAAGTTCGCAGCAGCACGCTGGACATGATGCTGTGAGAGGTTACGCTGGTATTCCTGATTGGATACAAGGTTTTTAATGGGAATCTGCTCAAAGTGTACTTTGGGAACATACTGCATGAGGTCTGTCTGTTCCGTCATTATAGGGTCATCTGTCATCTGAGTCCTCCTCCAACTGCTTAAGCAGTCTGTTTATTTTTCTTGTAAGGTTCACAAGCTGCGTTTTTACTTCCTGCCGGGCTGATGCAGAGGTAGAAGGAAAATCCGTAAGCTCCATTGTCCTTGATATGGTCTTTGACCATGACGGAATGGTAAATTTAAGACTTGTCAGTTCTGCATCCGGGTCGGTAACGGGCATCTGTTTGATTCCGGCTTCGGCATTTTCCCTTTCCCGTCTGCGTCTGCGGTAATCAGGCTTCCCTGTCGGTAGTCTCTGCCATCTCAGTTCATGCCGTAACTGGGAGTAGCCGATACGGTCGATAGAACCGCTTTCGAGCAGCCGTTTGAGACCGTTGATATCTTCAATTGGAAGCCTTGACAGTTCGATGACATTTTCATGGGACACACGGAGATTCCCGTTTAATATTTTATTGGTTATTTCGGTACCTTTGGCACGGATTTCATCAAGTGCCCTTGCATACACATCATATTTTGTGACGGTGGAAAAACCGAAGTTGTATTCCTTTCCGATAATGGTGGCAATTTCGGTTTTCTGTACATATTTCTGTGATATCTGTCCGTCAGCGTTGGTCTGCTTTTCAGGATGTTCCCTCAAAAAAGCAGCATTGGCAGCATTCATATCTGCACGGAAAAGTCTGCCGATAAGGTACTTTTTATATTCACTTGTAAGATCGGTGCGTTTGAGCTGCTCTGCACACAGGTAGGCTTCTGCCTCATCACGGCTCTGGAAGATGAGCCTCCGTATGTTGAAGCGTATATCCCATTTCTTACAGATGGAATAGCGGAGATGCCCGTCTATGAGGATGTTTCCCCAGACGCATACGGCATCATGGCAGCCGTGGTCAAAGATATCTTCTTCAAGTTCCTCTATGTATTTTTCGTTCCTCGGCTGGATGAGTTCTAAAAATCCATTGTCGGTTTCAAATTCTGGTGTCTGGCTGTCACTCATACTGTTTCCTCCGTTCTGGCGGAGTCATCCACGAGGACACATTCCTGCATGGAGAAACTTGCCAGTCCTTCTTTCTGATTTATTGCACCATAGATGCGGTATGACCTGTTGTTGGAAAGCTCCGAGTTGGTCTGCCTTAATGTCTGGAGCAGTTCACGGCTGTATAATTCATAGCTGTTTCTGATGTCGGAGTAACATGCCCTGACATGGTGTGCAAGATAATCCTGACGGACGCTTTTTCTCACGGCAATCATATGGGTGCATGGATTTACCAGAAGCTGGATGTATTCCGGATCACCGAGCATATGAAGGGTAAGTTTATGTATTCGGATACGGTTTTTCTTTAAGTCAATGCATAGGATTGGCTGGGAAGAGGGCTGATTGCTCATAATGTGTTTCCTCCTTTGACGGTTCTGCTGTGTTTTCATTTTCTTCTGACGGCTGCGTATTCTCGGAAATTCCAAAGACTGCATAGCCGTCAAACATGTTGACCTGTAAATTGCTCTGGTGTTCTTCAACAGGGACACCGAACTGGTTCTGCCATTCCGCAGGATATGTTGGGGTGCGGGATACTTTTGTCTTTCCATCCTCTTTTTCTGCACGGACATATATTTCAGGAGTGGTAAGGTCGAAGACAAATAAAAGTTCATTATCAGACCTTATCAGCTTGCCGAGCAGTTTATAACGATAGCTTGGATTCCATTCCATCAGGCTTATTACCTTGGCAAAGAAGATACGGCATGTGATTTGCCTTGGGGAACGCTTCTTGGTTGCAGAGCACCAGCGGAAAGAGTCTTTCTCATCTTCCTGACAGGGGCGGACTGCGAGTTTCTTTTCATCTGGGTTCACAAGAATCTGCACAAAATCCGTCTGGGGCAGTTTTTTGATACATGCGGTATTCACAGATACTTTGTTTGCATTAAAGGTAAAGGACGGTTCATAAGTGTGGGCGAAGAATTCTCCACGCACCACCTGATACCCTTCGTAACTGAAGGCATCGTCCTCGATGATCTGTAAGTCCCTCGAAGAGGACTGAGTTATGGTTTCATTGTTTGGCTGTTCATTCATTACGGTTCTCCTTCATGTCAGACATAAGCTGTTCTATATTTTTTTCTACTTCGTCAGGACTGGTTACCTGTATGTCTGAATCTTTGTATGCAACGGTTTCACTGGAAAGAGTGCTCTGGTCATTAAATCCGGCAAGCTCCTGTGCCTGTGCGTGGCAGTAGTAGTTGCTCCCGAAAGTGCCCGCCCAGTCAGGCGGATAAGCACGGACATTCTTTTTCAGGTTATCAGTGAATGGCTTTACGTCCGGCTGTGCATCAGATGTCTGCTGTTCATCGATCACATCACTTGGTATGAAGATCTCAGTTTCTTCCAGATTGAAAAGAAGGACAGCATCCGTTCCGTTTCCACGTCTGATTCCCGTTATGCGGTAACGGCAGTCCGTGTTCCAACCGAGAAGTGTATAGATGGTCGGCATAAAGGCAGTACCGCTGATTGACCTTGGGATAGAAAGCTCTCCACGTTTTTTTGCCCACTGCATGGCATTCCTGTGAGACTGTGGGGCAGTCCTTACGGCAAAAAGATGTTTGTCCGGGTGGATCAGAAGCTCTACCAGTGTACTGTTTAGTTTTCTTACGGCTG